ACCAAATTTTGTTGGGTCAGCAGCTTTTATCTGATCTGCTAGCAGGATGGAATATCCTTTGGGCATTACTCTTCATCCCAATCCGCTAGTATCTTAGATAAGTCTTTTTTAGGGGCTGGAGCTTCTTCCTTTTTAGCTGTACGCTTTACGGGTTCCTCAACCACCTCAGCTACCTCGGCAACCTCTACTTGTGCTTTTGACTCAAGCTTTGGTGCTGGTTTAGCTTTATCTACTTCTGCAACAGTCATTGTAATCGCTGAGAGAGCTGCCGCAGTTTTTCCTTGCTCAATAGCTAAATTATGCTCGTCGGCATCTAATACCCGTACTGGCTTAAAGGTAATTTTGGGGGTAGCCGCTTCAGTATCAAACCGCATTTCGGTTACCACCGCAGTAATTGGAACCCCTTTGCTACCAATCATCTTGGCATAAGTTTGTAGAGGCCATTTACCTGCTTCGCCCGCACCAAAGATTGAAGACGCTGGTAGAGTTAATTGCATAACTTCTCCACCAATATCATTAGCTAATGCAACCGCAAGGCGCTGGCTATAACGGCAAGCACGGCTGTCGCCTTGACCTGAACCTTTTTGGTTTTGTGGGCAATCCACGCAACGCTTAGATTGTGGGTTCTCTGCTTTAGAACTTGGTACTTCTCCATCTGCTGACCAGCAATCGGGTGCAGTAATCTCGCCTTCAGTAAAAGACTTAGCATAGTAAGTACGGGACACTTTTGGTGAAGCAGCAACAATAACTACATTCATTGCACGCTCTTCGTTCTTAGCAACTTCTTTGCCGTTAACCATCATGCGCCATACACCGCCTTTGATGGAGATACGTTTCATACCTGTGCTACCACCACCGCCCATCAGGGCTTTTGTGGTTTCATCAAGCTGGGTCTCTTTTAAATAACTAGGCAGACCACTTCCCAATACAGATAACTCATTACTCATTTGCACTACTCCTTAACGTTTGGTTATAACAATAGTTTGGTTTTGATCCGCATTTAACCCCGGCGGATGCAACTCGGGGTTTTCTTCTAAAAACTGTTCCATGTTTGAGTTGTTTATTCTTTGATGTAGCAACGCAAAAGCATCATGTTCTTTAACAAAGTCGCAAAACGAATGCCAATCACTTGTCCAATATCTTTTAGATACTCGACGAGAAATAGTCCCATGCTCTGTACGCATGGTATATGTGCCTTGTTCTTTACACAGTTCAAGAATTTCTTTGGAAATAATATCTTGTTGCTCTTGTAGTTCGGCAACTTGCTTTTCTAAAACCAACCGCTTTTCACGAATTTTGACGTATATCTTAGCCAGCTTATCGGCATTTATATCACTCATTGCACTCTCCTTTTATTTATAACTACTATGTTATTCCTATTCTTTACTTTGTCAAGTATCTTCAGCAATATTTTTATATAAGTCGATCAGTCTAGAATGAATGTCTACTTTTTCTGACAACATCTTATAGATTCTTTTTTCTACGGGAGAACCCTGTATATGCACAACAGTACACGGGTTGCGTTGACCTGCACGATGCACACGAGCATTTGCTTGTAAATACGTTTCTATGGATGTAATAGGACCCCACCAGACAACAACGTTTGCGGCGTGCAACGTGACGCCATGTGCGGCAGCTTGTGGTTGTATAACTAAAACATGTGGGTCTGGATCGTTCTGAAACTTATTAAATATTTCTGTACGTTTTGTTGCAGAAATACCACCATGTATTACCTCGCAGGAAACACCTTGGAATTTAAGTTCTTCGGCTATGATCTCGATAGCATGGCGAAAAGGTACAAACACAATCACCTTGTGACTTGCTTCCTCAATAACTTCCATGAGTGCGGACATACGACTCTTGGCATCAAACGCTACTACTTCTCCACTATCCGAATAGACAGCGCCACAAGAAAGCTGAAGTAGTTTGTTTAAATTTGCGGCAGCATTAACAGTTGTTATCTCCTCACCCGCCGCTATCGCTAGCATATCTTTGCGTATGATTTCGTAGTATTTTTGTTGTTGAGATGTTAGTGGAACTTCTCTTGTGGTGTACGTCATGTCCGGTAAGTCTAAACATTCTTCTTTGGTAAAACGTATTGCTGGTTGTAGTGCATCATGCACAACTGTTTCAGAATTATTTTTGGGTACCCATTTGAAGGTTGTAATCCTTTGCATTACAAGGTCTCTAAATGCACCGAAGAACTTCGGTACTCCTGATGGGTTAATAATCTTGGCAAGTCCATAAGCATCGGTTGGCGACTGAGAAGCTGGTGTTCCTGTTAGCATCCATACCCACATAGTAGGTTTAATAACTGAGTTTAGAATCTTCCAACGTTTTGTAGATACATTCTTGTAAGCATTTGCTTCATCAATCACAATTAAATCAAACTTATCTACGGCACCTTTAATAATATCTAAACCATCAAAGTTACAAATTACAAACTCTGCGTTGCTGTTGGCGGCTTCAAGTCTTTTTTCTTTTGAGTAGCTGTGTGCAATAGCGCAAGTACGATGCATGGCAAACCTAAACAAATCGTTCTCCCATGCAGATTGCATAATAGATAAAGGACATAGAACTAATACTCGTTTAACAATCCCAAGAGTCATTAGATAGTCTGCTGCCCAAATAACTGAACCCGTTTTACCTGTACCTTGTTCGTTAAATACAAATGCTCGGCGGTGCAAAGTAAGAAAAGATGATGTAGTCTTTTGATGTTCAAAAGGTTTATAGAGTCCCGGCCAGTTGTAATGCGCATTGATAGGCGATGGCACGTCTTTTATACGCAAGTTTTTAAGTACTTGCGCTTCTTCCAGCCCCCATTTCACAAGCACTTCACCCGAATCTAATATTTTAGATTTAGGTATGACTGTGGTAATACGTTGCGGCTCTCTAACTTTAAGCAGTAAAGCTTTGTTATCTATTATTTGCACTCGTTTTCCCAATAGCTTATAGACCAAAACCGAAGTTTTGAATCGTTGCTCTTATTGTAATACTACTTACTACTTTGTCAACTTCTTTTTGCGTTCTTTAGGACTAATTTCGCTAATCAAATTACCTTTTGAATCTCTATCAAAAGAACGATTACCACTTCTACTTTGCACAAAGTATCCTTGCTTGCTTGAACCACCTTTGTCAAGCGCAACTTTATGTGCTACATCTTTCTTGTCGCCCTTTTTAACTTTACCTTCTTTGAGTAATTTATAGCGCAGCCTGTTACGTTCTTCACGATGTTTTACTTGCTCAGGAGTGTCTTCATACTTAACTGCGTTTGCGTATTTACGTTTAGTCATCTATAACTTCCTTTTCCATTATGGATGCAGTCTGTTACAACGCACCACGACTTGCAACTAAAGTTTGGCTTGGGGTTCCATACGTTTAACTCCAACGCTTGTTCTAGCCGATTAGTTTCTTCCAACCATTTTACCCAAGTTTTCTCATGTTCGGAACGACTATATTTAGTCTTAATAAACTCATTTGCTACTACAAATAGTAGCCCCGCTTTAATTTTCTGCACCTCAGGAAAGTGTTTAAAGATGGCTAGAGCTAGCAAATCAAGCTGTTTAGTATCGGCATATTTAGCGCTTTTGCCCGTCTTGTAATCAAGCAAGGTAGCCTTGTCCCCATCAATCGCTAGGAAGTCAGGAATGCCCCGCCACCACACATCTTTACCAAAAAACTCACAAGGCTCAAGGGCCCGGGTAAGTCCCAAGCGATGTTCACAAAGATGTTTGCCATTGATGCGACGCACTGGCTCAAGTAGCTCACGCATAAAGCTAAACTTCTCGGGAATGGGCTTGCCGTCCCTAATAAACTCCTCAGCCGCAAGGTGAACTTCCTTGCCATACCGCATGTGTTCAGACTCGGGTTCTGTAATATCCTTGATTACACGCAACCGATAATACTTATGTGGGCACTGCTTGAATAAATCTAGGCTGGAGTATGACCAGCTATACTTAATCGTGGATTCCTGCGGCATGAAGTTTCTTTCGTAGTCGTTGGCACTCCGCTTGAAGAATTTGATTCTGCTCTCTAAGCATCCGTTCAGTATCTTCTTTGTCCTGAACTTTTACCCAACCAAAGAAAGGTATGCCATGATACTCTTCTTCTGCTTCAATTCTGTCTTGCGTAGTCCACGTTGTCACGAAATTCTCCTATTTAAGTTTCTTTTTGGCTAACCCACCAGCTTTACGTAAGTCACTAGAGTGTAACTTCTTTACATCGTCCTTCTTAATCTGTCCCGCTTTCTTGGCAATCTTTGCGGCTTTTTTTCTACCAACAAACTTGTCTTCGCTTGTAACGAATCCACGCTTGGCATTCTTATCTTTAATATGCTCTTTGACTTCAATTTGGTCATGCGCCCATTTTTTAGATGGAGCTTCCATAATTACCCCAGTCTTTTTATCTTTAACTGCGGGCGCTACAATTTTTTTCTTTGTTTCCATATACTTATCCTCTTCTTTAAGTGCCAGTCCTATCGCCCATTGTAATGTTTCCCAACTATCACGTTGCATTACAACTGTAATATATTCTTGACCTCTTTGTATATTGGCAAACATTTCCGCTAAAGTTTTGGCTTGCCACTTCTGTTTCTTTTTAGACCGCTTCATGTCTTTCTAACACGTTTTTTAATAGCTACAATGCCTTCTTCGGCTTTGGGTTTACGAGCTTCAAGCATGGCATCGGCTTGTTTATAAGCACTAATGGCAACGGCTTCCATATCAAATCTACCGTCCGCCGCAGATATAAGCCCATTCAATGCAAACATCGCAAAGCAATCCCTCAAATCATTCTCGTTCACACAACTCTCCTGCAATATGGGTTAAAAGTTTGGCATCGGCAAAAGCTTTGAGCATATGTTCTTGGGCTTTTGTAAAGTGTCTGTTATTCATACAAGTCTCGAATTTATTTAGGTTTTTTCTCACGTTTATTAAAAAGTCTGCATAATCAAACACTTCCTTAACATTCTCCATAACTCTTTCCCATTCCTGATTCACAGCTTAAAGGTAAAGTACTAGCCCATGAAGGTCTAGTCTTCATACATTGTTCTACATACGACTGCGCTTCTTTGGCTTCTGTTTCGGGGGCAAGACACGCTACCGCATCATGTACCGTCAGCACCACCTTGTACCGCTTGGCAATTAGTAACATCTGTTCAGCAATCACACAGCGTGCAACCGCTTGGCATAGATTTTCTACTAGTTTTCCACCATAGATTTTAACAAGACCTCTGCGGGTTTTGTATTGAAATTGTGCTTTGCCTTCTGAATCATAGACTTTCTCCAAACCATCGTATCTTTGCCATAATCCACTAGGCAACTCAAAACCACCCCTGATTGGGTCAAACTTAACCGCATCCACTACACCGAATGGGGCCGACTGTTTATTAAGCACTGATTCTAAACATCTTTGTCCTTGTTGCCAAAGAGCGGGTATTTTGTCATAAGTGCTTCGATAGACTTGGATAATACGAGAGGCTTCATCTTCCTCAATCTCCACACCGAATGTCTTAAGCTGGACTTGGAATTTCTTGCTCCCCATGCCATAGCCACATCCGAGAATCGTGGTTTTCCCGACGAAGCGTTCCTCCGCCGTAATCTCTTTTTCATTCTTGCCATATATAGCCGAAGCCATGATCTTGTAAACGTCCTCGCCATTCTCAAATGCCTCCAATAAATCATTCTGACCAGCCAGCCAAGCAACAGTTCTAGCTTCAATCTGTGATGAGTCGCAGTCAATCATGACATAGCCATCAGGCGCACAAATAGCTTTCTTTAACTTGCCACCATTCTGCCCACGACTAGGCAAGTTCTGTAAGTTAATCTTATCGTCGCCACCCCAGCGACCTGTATGAGCCGCATAGTATCGTAAGGGTACGGGCATCAGCCCTCGGTTGGATATGTCAATGAATCGTTGGGTACGGGTTTCTTCAAGTGTGGTCTTGTTACCCAGCCTCGCCGATACCAACACCTGCACGATTGGGTTGGGGTGTTCAAGCAACTCTTTAAAGCCTTCATCCGTTTTCGCAAACGCATATGCTTCCTTTCCTGTTCTACCGCTAATCTTCATAGGGGGTTCGACACCAACTTGTTTTAATAACTCAGCAAACTTAGGGTTACTCATTAAGTCTTCTATCTCTACACCAGCTTCTCTTAATAAGTCTGCCTTTAACTTCTTGACGTTCTCTAAGTGCTGTTCAAGTAAGGTCTTATCTAAGACTAATGTAGGTTGTATAAACATCTTTAGAGTTAAGTCGATAATCTTTAATTCCTTTGTTGGGAAATTATTTTGTAATATATCGAACAGCTTTCTAGTCAGCACCACATCGTTCTTGCAGTATTCCCCATACTGAGCCAACTCCTCAGGTCTAAAATCCATTATGCGTTTGCCCAGCGCATCGTTTACTTCCGTGCCTTTCTCACCAATCTGATAGCGCTCAGCCAGCGCCTTTAGGCTACCGCCAGCCTCGACCCCATGAATTGCCCTAGCCATGCACAAAGTATCTAGATAACCTTTAGGTTTAATACCAAAATGCCAATTTAGAATCGCTCCATCAAACATAGTGTTGTGGGCAAGCATGAAAGAGTTATCCCAATCGTAGGCAAGCAAAGCCGCACGCAACTGCGTACGAGTCCCACTAAACCATAAGGGTTTATCGTTGTTTAACTG